CGTCGGTCGGGTTCTCGCTCTCGCGAAGGGTGTCGGCAGCGATAGAGCTGAATGTGACCGGCTCTGCCGCGGGTGCCCCTGTATCTTCGACTGCCATGTTCTATGCCTCCGAGTGCGAGGAATCCGGGCCGAGTGGCTCGGTTGTTCCCTACTGGACGGGTCCGGGATAGCCGTTCGTCCCGGTCATCGGCGCTCCTGCTCCGTACGTGCTGGCGAGGAGGTCGGCCTGCATGTTGCCCGAGCCTGTCCCCCCGACAGACGGTAGCATACGACCGTTCGTCGGCTCTTGTCCACCGTTCGTCGGCAATTGAGTACCGTCTGTCTGCAACGGCGTTCCCGAATCCTGCTTGAGGACGAACTGCGACGGGTTCTTGATGCTCGTGAACATGGACATGTGGTGCAGCGCGAACGCCTTGCGGTCGAACCACGGCTCGTTGCCGTAGAGTTGGAACACCTCACCGGCCTGCTGGCGCTCGACGTCTTGTGCGACGGATGCCATCGAACCGCTCGACACCGACACCTTGTAGAACGCCGCGTGGTCGACGCCGATGAACTCGTAATCGATCTCGGAACCGACTGAGGCGAGCATGCCGGTCGCCGGGTCGACGTAGTCCGGGTCGCGGTTGATGATGCGCAGCATGATCGGCTCGTCGAACGTGACGAAGATGGCCGCGAGCATGCGCTCGGCGATCTGAGCCGCGGCGTTCTCGACCTGCAGTTGCCGCAGCGAGATGGTCGCCTGAGAGCCGCTGTTGGCGATGGACACCTCGGTCGCCGACCGGTTCACGGCGTTCATCGAGCCCGAGTCCTGCGATGACGTGCGTGACACCTCGTCCATGTTGGCGAGGATGCGGTTCTCAAGCGTCCAGAAGTCCGGCGGGATGATCTGCCCGTTGGTGATGTTCTCGAGCGTGTCCTCGTCCTCCATCGGGATGAGAGCGTCGTCCTCTGCATTCTCGAGTGCGGCCATGACCGATGCGTGTGCGCTCTTGTTGACTCGGCGCACGTTGACGGCCTTCTTTGCCTCCTGCAGTTCACGCTTGCGGATGGTGTTCATCTCGTTGTTCAGCGAGTGGATCGCGCTCGCGATGCCTTCGGGGTAGACGTTGTCGCTCGTCTCGTCCCAGTCCACGAGCACGAAGGGGAAGCCGGGATGAGCGGACTTCCACTCGAAGGGCTCGCCGATGACGCTTCCGGTTTCAGACGAGATGTAGACCGTCTTGCGCAGCACGATGTCCCACAGTTCCCACACGGCCACGCGCTTGATCTGGTCGGGGAACAGCGCCGCGTCGCCCTTCTCGGTTGAGGAGAACGGGTCCGTCTCGCTCTCGTTGGTGTAGACCGCCACGTTGCCGATGGAGTTTGCAGTCGGGCAGTCGGCTCCGAACATGAGCTGGGCGCGGGAGTAGGGCAGGAATATCTGGCGCGCCATGTACGTCGCGTTCTGCGGGCTGTCGGCGCACGGGTCGAGCACGAAGTTGAAGTTGGAGACGCGCTCGGCGAACACGCGCATGGAGAGCAGCAGGGAGAATGTACGGGCCTCGCGCGATGGGTCGATGGGCTTGTCGACGGTGCCGGAGAAGGTCTTGCGCATCTTCTCGATGAGGACGCGCGCCTTGCTCTGCTTCTCGACCTCGACCTGCGCGTCTGCGACCGATCGCTTGGAGTCGAGCACGTCGCCCTCGTTGGACGCCTCGAAGCCGACGAACCACACGCCGCGTCCGAGTCCCGGCCAGTCCATCAGCACGCGCTGGGTGACGGAGCCGACCTCCTCGTCGCGCCATATCTTGCCGAGCATGACGCTGGCAGCGGCCTCAGAGTTCGGGTTTGGCAGCGCGCCGATGCAGTCGACGCGGAACGTCGGGTCGTTGAACGCGACCTGCGGGGCGATGGAGCGCACCCTCGAGGCGATGATGTTGACGACGGGGGAGTCCTTCTTGACCGACCCGTTGTAGTTGTTCGAGATGATCTGCGTGTACGTCTTCCAGCGCTTTATCCTGCCGCCGCGGTTGCGGAAGATGATGGCGCCGCGCAGTTCGTCGGTGAATACCTTGGGGTCCACCGTCGATGCGGCCGTGGCCTTCGGGCCTGTATCCGCCTGCGCCGAATCGACCGCTTGCGCCTCAGTGCTGGGGTCTATCATCTCTCTGCCACCTCTGCGTACGTCGGCTTGCGCGTCTGGAAATCGCTAGGAACTATTGTAGTGGTGGCCCCCGGCGAGAATACCTTTGTGGCCGTCAGTCCACAATAGGGGCAGATGCAGGACGCCCGGAACTCGAGCGGCTTGATGGCCTCGAACGTCTCCCCGCACGAGCAGGCGTAATCGTAGGACGGCATGCGTCTCCTATCTGAGGATGGAACGGTTCTCGTTGCCGATGACCGTCTTGGGATTCCGTGCGAGGTCTTGCGCCTTGAACTGCTCCTCGAGCCATTCGGCCGTGCCCCACGGGGAGGAGGCGACCGACTGGTTGGCCGATCGCACGCCGAAAGCGTGGCACTTGTGGACGATGGCATGGGCGATGGACAGTCCGTCAGGCCGGTCGTCGTGCTTCGGGGTCTTGGCGCCGATGCCGTTGGCGCTCGTGCCGAGCATGAGCACGTTCCCCATCTCGAGCAGCGTGGAGTAGTCGCGTATGTCGGTGTAGCCGTTGCGAAGGCAGCGCTCGAGCTCACCGTAGGCGAGTTGCTTCGTCTCGGCGTTGCTCCACCAGCCGTACTCGGTCGTGATCGCGCTCCCCATCTTCTTCTCGCTCGTGCGCCGGCGGTAGATGGACGGGTAGTGCAGGCGACGAACGGTCTGCATGACCGCCACGCCCACGCCGTTCGTCTCGATTCCCATGATCGCGTCGCCGAGCAGATGCCCGAGGTTGACGCATTGCTGGCCGTACTCGTCTGCGTCGAAGCGCCCGTGGATGGTGAACAGTTGGATGTGCGGAGTGAACGCGTCGGGGTCGAAGTCCTTGTCCAGCAGCGGCACAACGCCCTGCATGAGCGCAGATGCCGCGTGCGCGTCTCCCCCGTCGCGGTTGCCCGCCGAATCGACGCCGATGGCGAATGGGCGCCGCATCTCCATGAGCGCGTGGAACTCCTCTTCCGTGGCATGCCGGACGACGTGGCCGTAGGCGTCGGGGACGAACTTGACGTCGTAGGGGTTGTCGCGAGCAGCCACGAGATGCCCCCGCTGGTCGCGGGCCTCGAACAGGTCGCGGCAGACGTAGAGTGCGCTGGCGAGAGCCTTGGAGTCGAAGTAGCCGCCTCCCTGAGCGATGAACGCCTCCTGCCACGTCTGCGGGTGCTCTCGCTCGAAGTTGCGAAGGTTGCCCTTGAACGAGCGGATCTTCTTGGCGCGCCACTCGTCGGTGCGGTTGGGATGCACGCGGTCCGGGACGAACAGGAAGTGCATGTTGTTCTCGCCGAGCGTGACCGGCAGGTGCATCGTCTCGCCGCATTCGAGCTCCACGACGGCCTCTGCCACGGTATCGCCCTCGGCGGAGTCGCGGACGTAGCCCTCGAGGCCGTTGTTCTTGGCCGTCCCGCACAGGATCAGATGCCCGCCGTCGTCGGCGATGCTCTCGATGGAGGCGTAGAAGTCGTCGAGGCGCTCGAGTTCCCCCACCTCGTCGACGAACACCCACGTCGCGTCATCCGAGCGCGCGGCGTCGGGGTCGCCCGAGTAGGGCTCCACGATGCTGCCGTTGGCGAACACCATGCGCGAGATGGCCGGATTGAGCATCGGCACCTCGTCTTTGAGCCACTGAGGCAGGCGGTTATACGTCTGCAACGAGCGCTGCATGAGGCGCTTGGCGGTCTGCGTCTTGTTCGCGATGACCGCGATGCCGGCGCCGTTGGGAGAATGGATAGCCGCCCACACGACGAGGTTGGCGAGCAGGTAGGTGAAGCCGATCTGGCGGGCTTTCAGGATGAGGAGCGTGTCATAGATTGTCAGCAGTTTGGAAATCTCTGCCTGCCACTCCCACCCGCGGCCGTTCTCGTTGATGCGAGGCTTCCCACCGGGGCACGCGCGCTGCCAGCCGGCCTTCTTTCCGTCGCCCTTGACGCGGATCCACGCGAGGTTGAGCCAGAACCACCAGAATCCCGTGACGGGGTCTGCGAGGAGCGACATCGCGTAGGCGACGGTCGCTTTGCGGTGGGAGGTCGGAACCTTCTCCAGACCCTGCTCGAGGAGCACGGGGAGATACTTGGCGACGATGGCGTTCTGCGGGATGGAGGCGGCGAGCGCCACGGTCCTAGACTAGCCGCCCATTCGCGACAGGCTGGCACGCAGCGCCGCGGGGTCGACGCCGGCGGGACCGCCCTGCATGGGAGCAGGAGCGCCCTGAGCCGCCGAGGGGGCCATCGGGATCGGCTCTCCGGTGACGATGAACTGAATCGGAGCGCCTCCGGGGCCGTCGAGGAACGGGATGCCCTGCACGACGTAGCGGATCGGGGCCGCACCGCTCTCGGCGGGCTCTCCCGGCTGCTCCATCTGGCCCATCATTCCCATTCCGTTCTGTCCCATCATGTGCGTCCCCTTCGAGAGATTCCCGCGCCTCTGGACCGAGGCTATCGCGGAGTGACATTCGCTGCCACCAGACGCGGGCCGTTCCCGCCGTGCGCTCACTGTGCCACTTCCTGCCAGCGAACGTCAAGAAGGCAATGAGAGGAGCCGCAGCGCGAACGGGCGTACCCGTGGGGGCCGGCTGCGGCTCCAGTGCGAGGGAGGACCACGCGTCTAGAATCGTAGACGAGAGCCGACTCGCTGGCAATAGCAGGAAGCCCGGACCGTGGAGGCTCCGGGCTTCGGTTGCGAGCACAAACCGTTCAGACGGGGCCACCTCCTAGAATCCGGGGAGTATGACTCGGCAGACGGGATTGGTCGCGTGGCCGGGAATCGAACCCGGAAGGTCGGCTTATGAGGCCGTCCCGCTCACCTGAGCCCTCGCAGTATCACCAGCCGGAGCAGTCGTTTCCCACCGCTACGGCGCCGTGCAGGCGGTCACGAGCGTGGCGATGGCCACGGTCAGGATGTCGGTCGCCTTGAAGAAGTCGAAGTCGGCGTCAAGATACGGCAGTATCTTCACGTTGGCCGCGTCGAACCCGATGACCGAGAACCTTCCGCCGGTCGGTAGCACAGCCGCGTCGACCCCGCCGGTCAGATACGCGGTCGGCAGCGCGTTGCACATGCCTGTGCCCGCACCTTCGGCCGTGGCGACCACGACGGCCGATGCCACGGCGTTGATCGCGGCGGCAACCGCGGTCGCAGTCGAGTTGGCGACGCCGGCGGCCGCTGTGGCGAGAAAGACGCGGATGTCGTTGCCCGAACGCAGCACGGAGAGAGCAGCACCGGCTCCGGCAGGGACGAGATAGGTCACACGGACCTCGTTGCCGCCCGTGCCGTTGCCTGCGGCCGTCAGCGTCACGTCAGCGAGCGCCGCCGTGTGGTTCGACGTCAGCGCCGCCTTGGCGCCAGCGCGTGCAGCGAGCCCGGCGACAGCCTTGACTGTGCCGATGCCCCCGTCGAGCGCGATCTCGAGTGCCATGCGCGTCCCCTTCCGTCAGATGAAGCGATGCCGTGAGTCTCCCGCTAGTCCGAAACCGTGTCAAGCGAGATTCCATTTCCCATATTTTTGCGAATCCGGGTGAGGGAGGGTTCAGCGCTGAGGGTGGCGTTAAGAATTGCCGAGACACGAGCGGGGGAGATTGTATATCGGCGTCGCCCCCCGCCCCCCCGACGGGGGTCACCCCCGGCCTCGCCTCTCCCCGCCCGCCCTCGCATCGTCGCGTCCCCGCGCTTGCCCTTCTGCGCTCACGTCGCGGCGCGTGCCGCCCGCTTGCGTCGTCTGCTACCCGTCGGAGCCGGATGCCCCCCTGCCGAGGACAGAGCGCGTCTGACAGCGCATCGGTGGCAGCAGTGCGCATCGAGCAGACAGCCGGGCAGCGCGTCAGCCGAGTCGATGCATCAGCAGCACGACAGCCGGCAGCGTCCGAAGGACGGCGACAGCGACAGCCGGCAGCAGCGGCAGAGTCTCCCGAAGGGAGGCGACAGCAGACAGCAGCGAGCCAGAGCGCAGCGAGCCAGCGACCACCCGAAGGGTGACAGCCAGCCAGCAGCGACCACAGGCCGATCGAGACAGAGCAGAGCGCAGGGAGAGAGCAGAGCGCAGGGAGAGAATCGAGGTTTCGAGAGTCTGAGCACGGATCGAGCGAAAACACGTCTACCAGGTAGACGATCCGCCGGCGTCGATCGAGCAGAGAGCCAGGGCGCAGGGAGGCGAATGCAAGTGGACACACGCAGAATGCAAACAAATCCCGCTGCCGCACTCCTTATCCCGCCCATAACCCCATCCTATAGCACTATCGCGCGGTAGAGTGCTC